GATCGGTCTGTAGATCCGGAGTTTGTCAGAGGGAATCGTTTCACAACGGTTCCCAAAGACTGTGTGAAGGACCGCGGCATTTGCGTGGAACCCTCCATCAACCTCTTTTATCAACTCTCGTTCGGACGAGTGATGAAAGCACGGTTGCTCCGTGCAGGTATTGACCTGCGTAACGCGCAAACTATTCACAAGCAGGTTGCTCGTGAGGCCTCTATCCGGGGCCATTTTGCGACGATAGATCTAACCAACGCTAGCGATACCGTATGTAAGACTTTGGTCGAGCTCTTACTCCCATCCAGGTGGTTCGAAGCCTTATCAGCTTTGAGATCACCATACACCTTCGTTGAAAAGCGATGGGTCCTGCTAGAGAAATTTAGCAGTATGGGAAACGGTTACACATTCGAGCTTGAGACTCTCCTATTCCTCGCCATGAGTATGGCGGTTATGGAAGCCTCAGACGTTAACCCGATGCCGGGCTCTAACGTGTATGTCAATGGGGATGATATCCTTATCCCTACGGCGTGCGCAGAACGTGTCCTTGCTGTCCTGCGATACTTTGGATTTACGCCAAATACGAAGAAAACCTTTGTTGATGGCCCTTTCAGAGAAAGTTGCGGTGGGGACTACTTTAACGGCGTGGACGTACGTCCACACTTTATGGAGGAATACCCTAGTGAACCGCAGCATTTTATCGCATTGGCTAACGGGCTTCGGCGCGTGGCTGCTTCAAGCAGTCGCGATTGCCGGAGGCATCGTTCTATTATCCGTGCTTGGTTTCGCATTTTGGATGCTTTACCAAGTGATGTACGACGGTTACGAGGTCCACAAGACCTTGGCGACCTCGTCATCTGCGACGGAGAAGAACGATGGCAAATCCGTTGGCGCGGCAGTATCAGGTATATTGCGTGCTATCGTCCCGCTCGCTTTAGGCGAGTAGGATGGGATCATTGGCAATCACCTGTCGTGCTAGCAGCAGCTTTGTATGGCGTGGATAGCGGGCTTTCTAATAGCCATCGCAAGATGGTTCCCGCTCATTCTTTCCCTGACTTCGTTGGTCCTAAAAGACCTGAAGCGAAAGGGGAAAACGCCTCCCGAAAACAATCAACTTATGGCGTAATGCCAAGAGATGCTGTTCTAGGATACAAAGTTGGCTGGGTCCCGTACTCATAGAGTACGGGTGGTGGACCCCTGATTAGGGTCTATCACAATTTCTGTGTCTCAATGTGATACAGTGGGGGGTGGGCCTTGCCTACCATAAGAATGATT